GAAAGGAGAGTGATTAAGGTGGCTACAGTTTATGAATTTAATTATACAGGAGCAGAGCAAAGTGTTACATTAAAACCTGGAAGATATAAATTAGAATGTTGGGGGGCTTGTGGCGGCAAATATAGTGTAAATACTTGGAGTGAGTGTGCAAAAGGTGGTTATTCAAAAGGAGAAATTATACTAAAAAAAGAAACTGTGCTTCACATCTGTGTTGGTCAAACGGGTTTTGAAAAAACTTATTCAGATTCTCCTCTTAATAGGACTGGTTATAATGGTGCAGGTTTAGGAAGTTCTGTTAGTAGTGGTGGTACTAAATGGTCTGCTGTTGGTGGTGGTGCTACTGATATTAGACTTGTTGGTGGTACTTGGAATGACCCACAAGGCTTACTATCACGTATAATTATTGCAGGTGGAGCTGGTGGATGTAGTGATACTCCCTATCATGGTGGTAATGGTGGTGGCTACGTAGGAGAAAGAGGTACTGTTTATTATAGTTTTACAACAGGAGGTACACAATATCAAGGTGGATTATCTCATGATGAAAAATATAATGGTTCCTTTGGTAGAGGAGGAAGTGGCAGTGCAGGAGGTGGAGGTGGTTGGTATGGTGGTGGAGGAACTTCAAGTGATGGAGCTGGTGGAGGTAGTGGCTATGCTTTAACTAAAGATAGTTATAAGCCTATTGGATATATACCAACTGCTGAATATTGGCTAGAAAATGTAGTTATGGAAGTAGGTGGTAATACTACAAAAGCAGATGGTTACGCTAAAATAACATTACTTCAAGCATTACCTTTTTTAACTGTATCTTCTTATAACTCAACTACTGCAACATTCAAAGCTGACCACACAGACCCAACACTATTAACTAAAATAGAATATTTTATAGATGATATATTAAAAGAAATTATAACAACCGATTTAACTCTTGAAAAAACAATTAACTATACATTAGAAGATAACGCACTACACACGCTTAAAATAGTTGTTACAGACAGTAGTAATACTACAGTAGAAAAAGTATTAAGTATAAGTAATGGAATTGCACCACTTCCTGCTGGTTCATGTCTTGAAGATGTTACAAATAAATGGAAAGAGATTGGTACTGCTTTTAAAAATGGTAAGACTAGTATTGTAAATACTTTAGCACTTAAAAACGTTCATGCTAGTTTAGATAATACATTAGTTGAGTTTTCTGAGAAGATAAAAACATTCTTTGATAGTTCAGATGCTACTACTGCACAACTTCAAAATCAAATTACTAACTTAAATAATCAGTTAAGTCAACGCAAGAAATGGGCTAGTGGTACTTATATTTTTACTCAAGATGATGTTGATAAATTTTATTCTAAATATAACAGTAATAGTAGATTTAAATATCTTACTGTTCCAATTAATTTATCTTTTACTCCTACTTTTGTTGTTATTGTTAAGATGACTATGTCTAGTGTTAAGTATAGTGATAAGAAACCTGTTTTTTATGGTGTTAATAACTTTGACCCACTTGGAAACATTGCTCGTTATTATAATAGCGGCTCTTATGTTTATACTTCGTTTTTAAGAATGTATGATGTTAGTAGCGCTTCTTTTCAACTTTCATTATATCAGACTGGTAATTTGAATGGTGATGGAGATGGAGATAGTTATAATACTGCTGCCGAGTATCGTTTTACACTTGGCGATACTTTTACATGGTATGCTTATGAATAAATAATATGAAAGGTGGTAATTAAAAATGGAAAGAGGAAATAGAATTATATACGACCAAACAGGCAAGATATGGCTTCAAACTGGTGAATCAACAGGAGATGTTTTAGAACATGATACAATAACAGAGTTACATTACTTAGATGTTGAATATGGAAGCATAGACTATAGCAAACAGTATATAGAGTCTATAAATCCAGTTACAAAAGAACCTGTTTTAAGAGATATAGAAGTTGTATTAACTGATGAACAAAAGAGACTGGAAGCATTAGAAAAAGAATTAAATATATTAAAAGAAGGTAATAAAGATAGAGATAGTGAGATAGTAAATACAGCCTTTGAAGTAGAAAATATAAGATTAAACAACAATTTATAGGAGGAATTAATATGTATAACTTATTAAAATTAATGATAGAACAAAAGAACTATAGTACTAAAGAGGATTTGCAACACAAGATAGATGTATTCTATGCAGTAAATAGGATTACAGAAGAACAATATTTAGAATTAACAGGTTTATTAAATGAAGAAGAAACACCAGTAGAACCAATAAAATAGGTTCTTTTTTATTTCAATTAATTAGGAGGCTTGCATGAATGAAGAACTTTTCAACGCAGATTTAAAAAGACATGAAACGAGTATAAATAAGCACAGAGAAGAAATAGACGAATTAAAGATAGCAAATATAGAGTCTAAAGCAGAATTAAAGGCACTATGTGAGAACTTGAACTCACTTACAAGTATGTTAAAGTGGCTAATTGGAACAATGATTACAACCCTTGTAGGATTCTTTATATTTGCAATACAGAGAGGAATATTTTAATTAGGAGGTTAAGAGATGGATAATTTAATAAGTTTTATACCAGAGCAGTTACTAATTTTAGTTGCTGCTCTTTATGTTATAGGAGCAGGATGTAAGAAGTATAAACAGTTAGATAACAAGTATATTCCAGCAGTATTATTGATACTTGGTATAGGTTTCTCAGTATGGATGCTAGGATTAAATCCTAGTGCAGTCTTACAAGGCGTGATTTGTTGGGGTATATCAATAGGTATAAATCAAACTTACAAACAGTTGAAGGAGGAAAGTAAATAATGAAAATATGTATTACAGTAGGACACAGTATTTTAAAAAGTGGTGCATGTACTTCTGCTGATGGAGTAGTTAACGAGTATCAATACAATAAATATCTTGCACCAGTATTAGCAGATACACTTAGAAAAGAAGGACACAAGTTAGATGTAATAATATGCCCCGAAAGACAGTTTAAAACTAAGAATGAAGAAAAGTCTTATAAAATACCAAAAATTAATAGTGGAGGATATGACTTACTCATAGAACTACATCTAAATGCAAGTGATGGTCAAGGAAAAGGTTCAGAGGTATTATATTATAGCAATAAAGGTTCAGAGTATTCAGCTAGAGTATGTGATAAACTAGGTGCAGTATTTAAAAATAGAGGTGCTAAATTAGACAAAGGATTATATATTTTAAATAGTTCCAAACCTACAGCAATATTAATAGAAAGTTTCTTCTGTGACAATAAAGAAGATTATGAGAAGGCTAAGAAACTTGGATATGAAGGTATCGCTAAATTAATTGCAGAAGGTGTATTAAATAAAAATATAAATAATGAGGGAGTTAAACAGATGTACAAACATACAATAGTTTATGATGGAGAAGTTGACAAAATCCCTGCAACTGTGGTTGGCTGGGGATATAATGATGGAAAGATATTAATATGTGATATGAAAGATTATGTACCAGGTCAGACAGAGAATTTATATGTTGTAGGGGGAGGAGCATGTAATAAGATAAGTTCTATAACTAAAGAAAGATATACTATGATAAAGGGAAATGATAGATTTGATACACTTTATAAGGCGTTAGATTTTATTAATAGATAGATTAGAAGGAGCTGTCTCAAAATTGATTTTTTAATCAATTTTTAATTTCAGCTCCTTTTTAGTTTTTTATGATAATATTTATTATCAATATACTAATTATTACAGAAATTTTTTTCTAATTTTTTTACTGTCATATCCATAATTTTAACTATTTCAGCGTCATATTTTTTACATCCTTCAATGAGACATATAGTCCATCTATCTATTACTTTTATTTCTTTATCAGTTAGTTTTAATCTGTCTTTTATTAATTTAATTATTTTTATCATTTCTTCTGTACTTATATTTTCTTCTTCTGATGATTCAATTAGTTTCAATAAATCACTTTTAAATAATCCCCATGCCTTTACTATCAAACTTACATCTTCCTTCATTTGAAATGTATCTAATATATCCATAGCTCTTCCTCCAATTAGGGCTTGTCTGAATAATTATTTTTTATTATTCATTTGAACAACATCATCATTAACATCTAGTTTTTCACACAATATATTAATTGCATTACAACTCAACTTAAATTTATCTATATTTTTTATCGCCCAAATCAAATAATTAGGATTTAAATTAATTATTTCTTTGATTTCTAAGTTTCTATATTTTCCGAAATCTAAATTAGTATCAATATCATATATACCATTAATAGGCTTTTTCATTTTTTTAGTTTCTACTACTCTTTTATTAACATTTTTTTCTTGAATCTCTAATGGAACACCTTCTACATATTCCCAACCATATACACCATTATTTGGTATCAATCTATTTTCTTTCCATTTTTTATCATTTTGCCAATAGGAGCAAAACCCACCATTTTCAGTTGGGATTCCATAAGCCTTGCCATAGCCTTTTCCATCTGATTCTACTTTATCTACAATTACATATATTTCTTTATTAGACCAGTGAGTTCGTCTAACTGCAAATGGTGTCTTTTTACCTATTTTTTCCCATATATTAAAAATATTTAATCCCATTTTATTAACCTTTCTTGGTTACCTTATATTTTTCAAACAATATACTTTAATTTATAGCATATTTAAGAATTTATATCAGCAATTTGTCGAACGATTTTAGATAAAAATAGAGCTAGTTGAGAAAAAACTACTCAAATATATGAGCAATGATGTGTGGTCACAATGGATGAAGCTAGAGCGTTTGTAAAAGACAAATTAGAAGTTTTTATTTAATAGATAAATTAGAAGGTAGCAACTAACTCCAGTTGCTACCTTCTTTTTTTATGTCTATTTTTCTTTTTTCTGCCAAACAATGTTATACCCCAACAAATTGGCAATTGTTAAGATTTCACTATACTTCATTGTTTCTTTATTTACTTTTTGTCTTAAATTTTCTACTGTATTTTCTTTATTATTACATTCATTTATTAAATCATTCAGTTCATTCATGCTTATGCCTTCTTTTGCAAGAATGCTTTTAAAATCATTTTTCCACATCATTTCTATTTCACCTTCCTTAATTATATAATAACATAAATATGGAAGAAATCAAAGGAAATTATTAAATAATAAAAGAAATAACTTTGAAAATCAAAGAAATATCTTTGAAAGAGTATTGACTTAGGTATTCATATAGATTATAATATAATTAAAGAAAGAGATAAACAAAGGGGGATATAAAAATGGAAAAATTCATTAGACTTGATTACGATAAAGGTTTTAGAGGAAAAGAACATGTGAGTTCTGCAACTGGAGATGGAGAACATTTTGAAGCAGGGATTAGTTGTTATAAAATAAATAAAGAAAAATGTGTTGATTCTATAATAAATTTATGCGAATATTGGTTTGAATTTGCAGGCGAATGTCAATTCAAAGACTATGATATAAATATTTTCGAAGGATGTTGTGTAGGAGAGGGGGCTAGTTACGAAGATTTAGCCACTTGTGAGAATCATTTACATTGTATAGACGGGTCTTTATTTAATGAAGTGTATGACTTATACTATAAGCATAATACATATTTAGAAGAAAATGGAGATATTGAAGAATTAGAAGAAAATTACAAGGATGAATATATAACAACAAAAGAATTTGAAGCTAAGATAAAAGAAATGTTTATAAAATACTTATAGGAAGTGAAAACATGGAAATTGGAGATAAATTTGAAAATCTTACAATACTAGACATGGAACAAAGAAACAACAGGAAATATTGCTTATGTAAATGTTCAAATTGCAACAATGAGAAGTGGATAAGAGCAGATAGTTTAAAAAGAATTAAAGGGTGTGGATGTTTACAAAGAGAAACACAGTTTAAGCAAAATGACTTAACAAATGAAAAGTTTGGCAGATTGATAGCTATAAAAAATACTAATAAAAAAACAAAGGATGGACGTTATATTTGGTTATGTAAATGTACATGCGGAAATGAAATTGAGACGGCAGAAAACAACCTAATTATGGGCAGAACTAAATCTTGTGGATGCTTGAAAAAAGAATCTGATACAAAAAATGCAAAGATAGCTTTAAAAGTACATAAAGAGAAAAACATTATTGATAATACAAATATATCTATTATAAAAAAGACAGAAGCAAGTATAAACTCAAAAACAAAAGTAAGGGGAGTTTATTGGAATGAAGAAAAAGGGAAATACTGTGCTCAAATAGACTTCAAGAAAAAACATTATAATCTAGGATACTACAATAGTATAGAAGAAGCTGAGAAGGCATATATAGAGGCTAAAGAAAAGCTACATAAGAACTTTTTAGAAGAATTAGAGAAATAAAAAAACTGTGTTTGTAGAATAAAGTTTCTACTTATACAGTTTTTTATTTATCAATATGAAATTATTAAATGCAGTATAGGTAATTTATTTCAAAAAACAAGGTGCTAGGACTTCATTTCCACCTTATTTTTTTTGGAATAACTTACCTGCATTATTTTAGGCAAAAAGATGCTACTATATTATAAACAATTTATTAAGGAGTGCATCATGTTAACACAAAGCTTAAAACGTGGCGAATTGAGTATAATGAAAATCTTTTGGAAAAGAAGTTCAAGCATATCAAAGAAAGAAATTATTCGCCTCTGCAACGAAAAATATAGGTGGCGGAAATCCACAACAAAAATTCTACTTAAAAGACTTGTTAAAAAAAGAGTCTTGCTTAAAAGAATTAAATTTTTACGCATATATTACATACCTATAGTTACAGAAAAGGAATATATTAAATGTAAAATGAATAATTTAGAGCCAAATTATCTGGATGGATACTTTGTACGATTAATGTCTACTGCACATAAATTCAAAAATATAGATGAAGAAGATTAAATATCTCCTTCACCTATCCTTGCTATATTTCAATAAACTTTCAAGTAAAAGTTGACTCAGCAAATCATGTTTATCATAATGTTTATTTTTATCTGCAAATTCATTAAACATATCCCACACTGTATTATTTATTCTAACTGTAGTTCTTTTTATAGATCTATCTGGAAGATCTATAGATATATCATTCTCTTTAATGACATCTATATGATATTTATCATCTTTAGTTTTAAACCATTCCAGCACACTTTTTATATTATCAATTTCACTAGATAAATATTTAATATCATCATCAACCTTACTATTAATGCTATCTATATGATATTTGTCATCATAAATTTTATTATCTTCTATAAACTTGTTTCCAACTCTTTTATATCCTTTCTTATTAAGCCACTTCCTTATAGTACTTTCATTTGCCCTCAATTCATCTCCAACTTTTTTAAGACTTTCAAATTCATTTAATTTATTATTAATATAATCAACAACTTCATTAATACTTTTTTCTTTTAAATCACTCCAAGTCATATAAAACCTCCTCAAAAAATAATAGATTACAAATATCATATATTTGTAATCTATTATACATACTATAAACTAAATCCTTTTTTTATTTCATCATTTTTTTGTATCCTTTTGCATTTGCAAAAACATGTTTATCTACATCACTCATGACTATTATACCAGGTATATTCTTTTTGAATGCCTCGCCTAGTAATTTAGCACCTCCACCCATAACGACAACTGCAGCTGTGTTGATTGGATAATTTAATTTTAACTCGTTATAAATTTGCTTAAACAATGAAATAGATGCATCTATATTTTTCTTTATATCTTGTTTTTCACCATTTAAGTAAAACCCTTTATTTATATAATCTTGTATTTTTTCTCTTTTTATCTCAACTTTACCCAGAAATCTTTCATCCATTTCAAGGGATTTTTTTATTGCATCATATATATTTATCGTTCCTATATTTATAGAATAAGGATCAGTTGCTTTATTTCCTTGCACAAGTGCAATATCTGTTGTCTTCCCGCCGATGTCAATTAGTACAACATCTCTTCCTGCAATTTGGTCAACTATATCTTTTGCATAATATAAATAGCCTGTGATACCTTCTGGAAAAACTTGAACAGATCTTATTGTTATATCTCTTTTAGTAGTTTCATTTCCTTTTGCAAATTCAACATGATATTCTTTTCCTTGTAATTTTTCAATCAAATCTTTTCTTAATCCTCCAAATTGCTTTACTGGTAGACCTAGCGCTAGATCAACAATTTCATCATCTGTATTTCTGCATATAGCACCAAGTAAAAGTGGCAAGAAGTTTTCTTTCTCATATTTAACTATATTTATTTCCTCATCACCTTCGCCTATATAATATGTTTTGTTACCTATTTTAACGCTATCTGAATCTGAACCAAAGTTTTTTACCTCTGTAACTTTACTTTCAAAAATATCATCTGAACTTGTTTTAACTGCATAATTTCCAATATCTATACCTAATTTACTCATTTATGTTATTTCCCCCTTTTATTCTAAACTTCCAAAATCAAAATTGTTAGCTGGATCTTCTATTTCTTTTTTCTGTTCAACTACAGCATTATCCTTTTTTTCATTCATTTTTTCCCAAACGAGTTCTTTTAAATAAGCTGTAGCTGATAATTTCTCATCTAAAAACTTTTCAATTGCTTTTTCTTTATCATTATTTTTAAATGTTAGAACTATCCTACTCATTCAACCACTTCCTTTTTTGTAAAATATTATAAAATTTATTAATATTTACATATATTTTACCAAATTTTATATAGCAATTCAATAGTTTTATAAGATATTTTTTATAAAGTTTTATATTTTTTTATGTAATTTTATAAAATTTTATACTTTTTTATAAAACTAATTATGTTTAACTTATCTCAAATACGTTTCTTTAATTTCTAAACATATTGTTATAGCATGAAAAAGAAGGTTAAGCAAATACTTAACCTTCTTTTTCATACTACTTCAGTTACTTTTTTATCTTTAATTAGCATTTCTAAAAGTTGCTGCTCCTCTTTATCTTTATAACCTTCTAGGCAAGGTTTATAATTTTTTCTAATGTACTCTAAATCATTTTTATATATATTAAATGCACTATAAAAATTATAGTCTGACATATCAATGTTTCCTACAGTAGTATCTATTATTTGATTGTTTAATACTCCCCAAGCATGCCTAATAGCCACTTTTGTTTTTAGATCATGTACATAGCCTATGGAATAGTATTCTACTTCACCATATAACAATAATTCATAAGCATTATTATAACATTCTCCTAATTCATGCTTATAAATTTCTTTTAATTTTTGACTTAGTTCATAATTATAATTCATTCAATTTACTCCTTTTCCAGCAAAGTGATATAAAATCGTATCATTTTGAAGGTTTTGTGATATAATAAAAGCAAGAAGAGCTACAATCTATTTTGCGGTAGAGTGGAGTTCATCATAAACATAGTTTATTTTTTGAATTTAAACATAAATTTAAATTCAACCTGTAAGTCACTCTTTGCGCGAGAGTGGCTTTTTGCTTTTTTGAATAGTTTACTAATTAAGTAAACTACCACGCTAGCTGTTAAACTAGCTAAAACATTAAACAAAAAGTTATCCATGAACTCACCTCCCTTCGAATCGTTGGGAGGATAATCTTTTGTACATGAACTCCACTCTTATAGATTGTATTACGCTCTTCTTGCTAGATTTAATTATACCATATTTTGTAATGCCAGTTAAGAATTTGCACTGCAATATTCAGAAAGCTTGTTCCATTCGCAATTAATATCGATTATCTTAAGAATGTCGTTAACTTGACCATTCAAATCTCTAATACTTGCTTTAGACATCAGAGGATCTTTCAGAATTTTATTTAAAAAAATGCTATCAATAGTTAAACATATACTTTGCGACTTGCCTTTTACTGAAATCAATGTTCCAACTGTACTTTCTTTTAGCGTCTTATATGCTACACTCATTATGCATGGTTCTAACTCAATTCCTTCTAGTGTTGTTTCAAAAGAATATCTTATTTTTATATCTTCATTTCCAACAAATATTTCCTCATTGCTGCTTACCTTTTTTAATTTTCTCATTATGCGTAACATCGTAGCATTTACTTTATAGTCCATGCCATACTTCTTCAATGTTAAACTTGATATTAAATCTTTTTCCCAATAAACAACCCATTGTCCATCATAGGAAAATTTTATTTTTTCAATATCCATTTCACCTTTTACAACATTGAATTTAGGTTCTAATTTATTTATTAAGAAGACCTCATAAAAATCCATAGTATATTTACTGTCTAATTCCACATACTCAAGTCTTAGACTCTTATTACACCAAATTTCTTTTTTATTACTTAAATGACTAGCGTGTCTATCACAGATATTCTCTGTTTTTCCAACGTATAAACATTCTTCTGTAGCTGGATCAATATATTTATAAACATAATACATAATTATTTTCTCCAATCCTTAATTGTCATATTTACAGCCCTTATATATTTCAAATAATTCTTGCCATGTATATCCAACTTCTAATATGTGAAAAATATCCTCTATTTGTTGGAAAATCTCAGCAACTTTATATTCAAATGTTGGCATTAATTCCATTAAATTAGCCAAAGATCCAATCCTAATCTCTAATGTTATATCTATAAGTATTTTTTTATTTGTTGCTGTATATTCTTTCCATCTAGGATAAACTGAAATCAAAGAACTACTTCCAAAACTTTCTAATGTTTCAAAATCATATGATATTAAATTAATATCTAATTCATTCTCACAAAATTCTATATCCATATTTTCAAAGTTATATAGCACACTTAAAATATTATTTTCATATAACATTTCAACCTTGGCATCTAACTTTTCAATTCTCTTTAAAAAATTAATAGATTTTTTACTTACTTCATATTTCATATCTATCTTTCTTTCTCTGAATCTTCTTTTTCCCTTCGTCTTTTCCTTAAAATCTTCTTCTGAATATGTACTCCAATCTTCTTCCTTGTAATCAAAAAAGATGTGCTCAGTATCCATATCGCCTTTACTTAATTTATTAAATATTGGATTTAGTTCATTTATTAAATAAACCTCAAAAAAATCCATATTATATCTACGTGGAAGTTCAATATATTTTAGTATTAATTCTTTATTACACCAACCTTCTTCTTTATTACTCAAATGAGATGAATGCCTTACATATATATCTTCTGTTTTTCCAACATATAAACATTCTTCTGTAGCTGGATCAATATATTTATAAACATAATACATTTTTTATTTTCTCCAATTCTTATTTATAGTAATATCCTTCTTCATTTACTAGACCTTGATCAAATAAATTTCTCCTAACAGTTTCAAGTCTGACAGGATCCTTGCTATAATCAATTTCTCTTTCTTCTTTTTTAACATCTTCATCATCCCAATATTTGTTTAATTCTTCTTTAAACTTTAAATCATCTTTTTGATGAATTATAACTTCACTTATTTTATTTGAAAGTGTTGATTTGAAAAAATCATAATTTTTTGTATTTATAATGTCAGTATTATCTCTTTCAAGAGCTATAGCAATAGACTTATTAAAAGCATTCAGATAAACATCTTTCTTGAAATCAAACTCTTTAAAATCTTCTTTAAATAGTTTAATTGTCCCTGTTGTAAAAATATTTTCATTTGGTATATAAAAGCTAAAAGATACTTCATTGTCCTGTTTCTTTTTAGGTATATAATCTTCAACCAAAATATCTTTATCAAAATATTTTCTAGGTTCATAATCTATCACAGAAAAAATTATCTCATCTATTTTTCTATTTTTTCTTTTTTCTTCTTTTATTGAAACAACCATGTTGCCTTTTTTATTTATTTCATTCATTGCTCTTTTTAGAACATTTTGCTTAAAATATTTATACTCTGGATATACATTATCTTTTAATTTCAAATAAAATCTTAATTCATCTAATTTATATTTTATCTCTACTTCCTTATTTTCTCTGCTCCATAGCCTAAATAAAGTGTATAGCCTCTGAGTATATGCACCTCTAAAATTAAATAAAACTGATAAATTAATAGCTGTATATCCATTTTTCTTTTTTTGCATTTTTACAAAATCAGTTATATGATTGTATAGAACTTCATGCATCATAATTGTATAAATTTGGTCTGTATGATCCAATTCATATGTATTAATTAAACCACTTCCAAAAGTTTTTAACTTGCCAGTTGTCTCTTCTATATAGTCAAATTCTAAAACACTTTGTTGAAACATGTTCAAAATTTCTTTTATATTTTTATGCTCATAATCATTATTGTTTTTCATAAATACTTTTAGTTCTTCTTTTGATATAGTTGTAACATAAGATGAATTTTGTTGTTTCTGAGCATTAAAAAGTATTTTGTAAAATAATTTATTTTCCACATTTGTAAAATCATATTTACTTTTTATTAAATTATTTGGCTGCATTAAAATTTCTTTTTTTTCCAAAATCTATCACCTCATATAAATTATAATACCTAATTTATAAAAAGGTCAACTATTTTTAAAACACGCTCACCTTTGACGCTTAAAATGATGACCTTTGACCCTTAAAATGATGACCTTTGACCCTTAAAATGATGACCTTTTGACCCTTAAAATGATGACCTTTGACCCTTAAAATGATGACCTTTGACCCTTAAAATGATGACCTTTCATCTCTGAAACCTAGTTATACCAATTATTATAGCTTGTCTAAAAACTATTAAAGACTTTAAAAACTGTTTTAAAAACTATTAAAGACTAGAAAAGATGTTCTGAACTATTCTTTTTTTATATTAAAAAACTTTAGTATTTATTTTTCTAGTATACTTTAAATACTTACTAAAAATAATTTCTTATAAAAGATTGGAGATGAAGAATTTTTTATGATTGAAAACAGAAAAGAAATTTACTTACCAGTAGCAACATATTGTTTAAAAGATAAGCAATATTATATAAAAGAATATGGAGCACTATTAATAAAGAGCGCTGAAAATAGTGACATTTTTAATACCCATAAAAATAGAATTTTGCATAAGAATAAACTTGATATTCAAGAAATAGCAAATGAACTGAATGTAAATAAAGCAACAATCCAAAGAAATATAAAAAAACTAGAGAAGTTAGATTTTAAAATACTAAAAATAGAAAATACCCTAAATGGAATTGTATATTGTTTACCATCAGAAAATAATATTGATTTAAACAAATTTGCATTGATAAATTATGAAATGCTTAAAAAAATGGTCAATAAATTTAAATCGAATACAATAAAAGTATATTTTTTACTTAAAACAATCACTACAGAAACTAATTTTAAACCTGCAACTAATAGTTTTATAGCAGAAAGCATAGGACTAAGTTCTAAAAGTAAAAATAATTTAGATATTATAACTTCTTCTGTTAAAACTTTAGAAGAAAATAAATACATTGAAACAAAAAAAGTAAATGTATATGAATATGACAAAGAAAAACTTAGAGAAGTTCCAAAAATAAGAAAAGTTTATCGGATTTGTAATTTTGATGAGTGGAAAAAGGAAATTGATAAAAATAAAGCTGATTAAATATAGCTTAAAAGCATTTAAAGGCTTGTCTGACGTGTTTTAATTACAAACTTGATGTTATTTACCTAAAAAGATACAAATTTGCTTAAAAATGGAAATAGAAGGTCAGATATAAAAATAGAGAACCAAATAAAACTATATTGGCTCTCTATTTATCTTCTTCCCAATCCTCAATAAACTTTTCTAAACTTTTTAATTTATTTTCAGATACTTCTTCATCATCATGCAAAGCACTTAATAAACTTTCAAAAGAATTTCTGTGAAAGAAACTAAAGAAACTTTTAGTCTCAACTTTCAAATATTCTTCTTTTTCTATTAATGCTTTATAATATGTAAATCTATCTTTCTTAACAACTTCTAAAAATCCTCTTGCAATTAATCTTCTTAAAAAAGTCAGCATAGTCGACTTTTTCCATTCGTACTTTTCACCTAGTGTCTTCAAAATTTCAGTAGATGCAACTTCTTCATCTTCACTATCCCAAATGTACATCATTACCAAAAGTTCTGATTCTGGAATCTTTTTTATTTTCATAAATTACACCACCTTTTTAAAAGTATAACTAAAATACTATAACAATAGAGTTAACTATACAATACTAAATGTCTAAAAATGTTTTACCAATTTTTTCCATTTAATTTATCTTTTAAATAGAATTTTAATATGGGTAAAAAAAATAAGATATTATCAAAAAATATCATTATAAGAGAATTATTACAAAAAAATACTCATTTTATAACAACACATTCAAATACTTGAGTTTAATTCTATTTTTGTAAAATTAAATTTTAAAAAATAATCAAAAATGGTAAATTTTGACATTTGATTAATGTCAAATAGGGTGTTACAATTGTAACATAAAGAAGATATATATCGAAATAATACATATAAACTACGTACGTAAAACAATTTTAAAAATCATAATCTTTAATTTCAAATTCATCTTAGAACATGACATACGTAAGCAAAAATATAGATCACATTAGTTTCAAGAAACTTTAAATAAGGGGGAAGGGAGTAGTCTGTTGATTTTCAGAAGTTGGGTAATTGTAAAAAAATAAATCAGAATATTTTGAATATGGGGGGATGATCTTATCGTGGATTTAGAAATGAAATCATTAATTGCAATTGATTCTAAGGAAAATAAAGTAAAAGTTATAAATATTGTTACAGAAATTAGAGAAAAGGATTATAATACATTTTTGAAAATCATGGGATATATGGAGTATTCTAAATTAAAAAATAAGGCACAATAAAGTGCCTTATTTTTTCAAAGTTTTCTGCATTAACCCTAATACATATTCTCTTGTTTCAGAATCAACCTCATAGAAAAGTCTAACAAATTCTTCGACCTCACTATTATCAAGATTAAAACCTTCTAAAATATCTTTGAATATTTTACCTTGTCCAGTTAGTAACCATTTTTTGTTTACATTGTATTTATCGCATATATCATTAATAGTTCTATCTGTGACTGTTCTAATGCCTTTTTCAATAGAAGATATGTGATTTTGGGAAAGATTTAAAGTTTCTCCAAACTCTTTTTGAGAAAGATGTTTTATTTGCCTCAATTCTTTAATTCTGGTATTCATTGTCTCACCTCCTTGAGATACCTCTTTGAGATATTATATCATAAAAAACATCTCTACACAACTTTAAATATCTAAATATAAAAGATAGATATATCTCAAAAACACATTGACATTAATCTCAAAGGGATATATAATATAAATATCTCAATGAGATAAAAATAATCTCTTTGAGATTAAGGAGGCGATTGGATGAATGAAAATTTTGCAAATGATTTTAACAGAAAGGAAAAAGAAAATTTTATAAAAGATGCTAGTTTACTTTATGAGACTGATTACTTAGAGTTTATAAAAATTAAGTATCTGTTAAAAGGAATTGCTAAAGAGAAAAGAAAGCAATTGTTAAAAAAGGAAAAAAATGATAAATCTTCAGTTTAATATCAAATCAGAGGTGATAACATTGAAAATTTCAGATTTTAATAGAAGCCACATAGGTAAAGCAGTTCAATTGCAAGAAACAAGATTTAATGTCATAACGGATTGCATCATCACAGAAGTAGAAGTAGGCGAAATTGTTGTAATGTTTTACATGCAAGAAAATGACGATGTAGGATATAAAGCTATAACTTATGAAGATTTAGAAAATGGCGATTGCAAACTAAAGCTTTTAAATTAATAAATAACTTTAGAAAGGAGGTGATTACTTTGAAATTATTAAGAGATATAAGAGAAAGAGATTGGTTTTGGATAGAAAACATTCTAATCGATAGAGAAGATCTAACAATTTATGAAAAAATGATTTATATAGTCCTTGCAAGACATTCTAACGAAGAAAGTTTTTGTTTTCCAAGCTATAAAACTATATCAGCAAAATGTGGATGCAGTGAAAGACAAGCAAAAAATGTAATAAAAAGCTTAGAAGAAAAGGGTTTGATTAAAAAAGAAAATAGAACAAGAGATAATTCAAATGAGAAGGAAAGTAATATATATTTTGTCTTAACAGCTAAAGTAGGTTATGCATGTGATGCACAACATGTAGTGAATATGATGCACAACCCTAGTGCACCTCATGCACAACAGGTGGTGCATGAGGTGCACAGTAACAATACTAATATTAACAATACTAATATAAGTAATAATACACAATCAAAAAAATCACTTAAAAATAATAGTAATTTATATTGTGCTACAAGTACAAAGAGTATGTCAAGAGATGATATACCTATAGCACCAGATGATAAAGGGGTATGTCAAGAGATGATATACCCTATAGCACCAGATGATAAAGGGGTATGTCAAGAGATGATAGGTAAAAAGACTTATAATAAAAAGACTTATATAAAAAGTAATACCACTCCACAAAAAGAACCTAAAACTGATTATTTAGATCTATCATTCTTGGACTTAGATATAGAAAAAGTAAAACTAACTAAAGATGAATATGACAAACTTGCAAACAAGTTTGGGAAGAAATACATACATGATAAAATTGTTAGTTTAGAAAACTATATTGTAAATGGAAAAGGGAATAGGTATAAAAGTCATTACAGGGCTTTAGTGACTTGGGGGAATGCTGATAGTAGTAAAGATGTATTGCAACCACCAGTTACAAAGGCTAAGGATCCACTTGCTGGTTTTAAAGAACTTTAAAAATTAAATAGGTAGGAGGTAATTAATTATGAAAGATGAAAAGTTAGAACTTACTGAAAAAGACTTGCACTGTATTGCAAGACATTTGGAAAATGAGGTAATGCAAGTAGCATTTAAAGGAAATAGAGAGGCCCTTAGATCTTGCCAGGTTTGTGATTATATAAAAGAATGTGAAGGAAATTTCACTCATGTAGATACTTTTATTAAATTAAGTAAAATGACAAATGTAGAGATTTTTAAAATTGGGAATTACAAAGCAGATGAAACTAAAATCTAATAAAAGATTAGGAGGTATTTTAAATGGAGAGTAAAGCGCATGAACTTACAGAACAAGATTTACAAAGACTGATTGAAGGATTAAGAGCTGATCCAGTTATAGCAGAAATGGTAATTGGTCTAGATGAGTCTGGCATAGCTGAAATTTGTGAGAAAATGAGAAATAAAATTATAAATCAATCTAAAAAAGATTATAAAACTAGATTAAGGGAGGGTTATAAAGAAATAGTTGCAAGCAATTTTAAAAAAAGAGTTATTTTCTTTGAAACTCCAGAACAATATACACAACTCATAGTTAATATAGTCGATACTTTGGTCAGTGAGGACGATTTAACCATAAGTCGTGCATGTGGTGCTTTGCATGATGTAGAAAAGTTGTTGCCTTTAATTGTAACATTTTAAATTAAAGGCCCAGTTTAGACCTGTCTAAAAAACTTACTTCATTAGCTTTGTTTAATTCATTTGACACCATTTCATATGTTTTCATGTATTTGTTTATGAAATCTTTAGCAAAAGCTTCATGCTCAAATTTACCTTGATTGCTAATAAGAAAATATGTTTTAGTACATTCCATAGCAATTTCATGAACTCGTTCTGCACTCATTAAATCACCTCCTTATAACATGATTTTACTACAGTAAAATTATAACATGTAAAGTATTATTATGTAGAATAGTTTATATATTTTTTATAGAATTATTAAAAAATAGAAATTAGGAGGTGGTTAAATGAATTACTCTTTAGAAGCAGAGCAAAGCATTTTAGGAAGTTTTCTTATAAATGACTCAATAGCATACAAAATAAGAGAACTAAAAGAAAATGATTTCTACTTTGAGTCACATAAAATTATTTTATCTTGCATGAAGAAAATAATTGACTCAAATAAGCCACTAGATCTTTTGCTCTTGAAAAATGAACTAGAAAAAATAGATGGGCTTAAAGATGTTGGAGGAGTTAGTTACATTACCAGTTTAACAACTATAGTCATAACTACTTCAAACATAGACCACTATATAAAAATCATAAAAGAAAAGTTGTTAAAAAGACAAATTTCAGACCTGGCAAATGAATTACTTAATAATTCCAATTCAGATATAAGTATGGACGAATTAATTGTAGATATAAACGATTTAAAAGCACTTGTGACGACGAGTAGTAGTGTAAATGATAATTACATTGATGCATCAAAAATAAAACGTGAAAAAGGCGTACACAAGTCCATAAGCACAGGTTTTAATAAACTAAACAATATGCTAGATGGCTTTAGATATGGAACGCTTACAATTTTGACTGGTAAGCCAGCGAGTGGCAAATCAACTATAGTCAACCAATTTATAGCACAATCAATTTTAGCTGGAGAAAAAGCATTTTTATATTCTGGAGAATTGCCTGCCTTCATGGCTATGGAATGGTTTAGAAAAACTGTAGCTAATGATTACCACATAAAAGAATATAAAAGTGTTTACGGAGGCACATACACAGATATTCCAGACTATGCAGTTGATTTGATTGCGGACTGGATAAAAGATAAATTTTTTCTCTATGATGAAGATGCAATAAGTGATGAGGTAAACTTACTAAATACTATAGAACATTTATATTTAAAAAAAGGGGTTAGGCTCTTTGTTCTTGACAATCTAATGACGATAAAAACTGGTAATAAGGCAGATAAATATGATAGGCAAGAACAGATAGTAAGTAGTTTAAAAAATCTCGCTAAAAAATATAACTTAGTAATAATTTTAGTTGCACATCCTAGAAAAAATATGGGTGACATGAAACCAACTATGTATGATGTGTCTGGAGCAAGTGAGATTGTTAATTATGCAGATTATATTTTATCAACATACAGGGTTATTGACGAAGAAGAAGAGACAGACGACACTTATCTATTAATTTTAAAAAATAGAATAACAGGAAAACAGAATATAAGTTTTAAAATGAATTTTTCAGAAAGAAGAAAAAGACTTTATACGACTAGTGAGGAGTTAAACAGAGATTACAAATATGATGTAGATAAACAATATGTCCAAGCAGAAATTCCAGAAGATGTATTTTAAAAAGAAATTAAGGAGAAAAAATAGGAAATTTCATAAAGTAATAAATTTGAACAAAATTTAATATTGAAGAATATAGAAATTCAATATTGAAAAAAAGCATTTTTCAATATTGAAAATCGGATTTTGAAAAAGTATTGAATTTCAATACTGAAAAAAGTTTGAAAATATAGCGTTTTCAAGGCTTGTATAAAATAATTTCCTGACAGTGTGCGCACAGGTTTAGATATGCTAGCAAAAAAACTTAAAAGTAGTGTAAGGATAAAAAGGCTATATAAATTTATAAAAAGTTTTAAAAGTGTTATTAAATTATAGCCAAAGTTTATTAATTAATTTCCTTGTAGGAAAATATTATTTCAAATAAATAAAGGAGGAAAATTATAATGATAGCATTAGAAAAATTTGCAGGTGGAGTTCTAAAAGAAAAGTTTAATACAGAGTTACAAAAAGTTTTAGATAACATTGCAGATCCAAATACAGATTTTAAAAAAACAAGAAAAATTAGTTTAGAAATAGTGTTTAAAGCAAATGAGGATAGAGATCTTGCTGAAGTAGATATAAAATCCAAAGCAACTATAGTAGAAGCAAAAGCGACGACAACTAAAGTTGTAATAGGAAAAGATTTAGAAACAGGAAGAGTTGAAGCATCTGAATTTAAAAATCAACTAGCTGGCCAGTTATCTATAGATGTTTCAGATAGTAATGAAACTGATGAAATAGAAGAAAATAGTTCTGGTGTAATTGATTTTAGAAATGCAAGTTCAAAGTAGATTAAGAAAGTAAGTAAAATATAAATTTAAATAAAAAAGGAGAATGAAAAATGATAAAAAATGCAATGGAATATTTAGTTAAGTTAGGAAAAAGAGAAACAGTATGTGTAGATAATTTTAACTACACAACAGACAGATTAGAAATAATAGAAGAGCCAGGCGCTAAAGAACTAGGAATAACTACATTAAGCGGTTTAGTAGATTATATAAAAAGTGGCATAGATCATAAGGAAGATAAGTTGTTATTAATACAAATTGTAAGTCCTCAAAGAGTACTTTTAAGATCTGCTTTAAGAAAAAATAGAGACAGAGAAACGTACATTATGTGTGAAGCATGGCTTCCAGAAGTGAGATTTGATAGACCTTTAAGTTTAGAGGCATTTAATATAATGTTGCAATCAGCATTTATAAAGAATAATGATAGAGATATTCTTTTAAGAATAGCAGGGAATGTACAAGAATCAACAGTAAAAACAGTTGTTGATGATGGGGTATCTCAAGTTGTAAGCATGAAAACAGGAATAGCAACTGTATCTGATGTTATAATTCCAAACACTGCAAAATTAAAACCTTTCCGCACTTTCTCAGAAGTAGAACAGCCGGAAAGTGAATTTGTATTCAGATTGATACAAGGTGAAATGAAAGCAATGTTGTGTGAAGCAGATGGTGGAGCATGGAAGAATCAAGCAATGTTAAATATTAAAGCATACCTACAAGAAGAATTAAAAGAATTTAAAAATGTAAATATAATTGCTTAATTGAAAATCTAAGAGGGCTTGCAATAGGTCCTCTTAGTAAAAAACAAGGAGGGAATTGCATGAAAAGGATTTGTTATATGAGTATTTTAGAAAGGGCTGAATTTACAGATAAAATAGCCAATGCAATCATGTCTACAGATGAAAATATTGGAAAAGGAGATGCTTTTGTTGATGCAATTGAGGTTGTAAAGCAGATGGAGAGAAGAGAAAACGAAACATATAAGAAAGGAGACATTGCTATATGAATAATGTAGTTTTAGTTGGAAGATTAACAAAAGATCCAGAGTTAAGATATATTCCAGGTTATGGTACTCCAGTAGCTACTTTTTCATTAGCCATTGATAGAGATTATGTAAAAAAAGATGGGACTAAAGAGACAGATTTTATACCAATAGAGGTTATGGGTGGATCAGCAGAGTTTTGTGCTAACTATCTTACAAAAGGGAGATTGGTTTCACTCCAGGGGCGAATAAGAGTAGAAAAATACGAAGAAAATGGAGAGAAAAAAACTTTCACAAAAGTTAGAGCTAAAGCTGTTAATGCACTTGATCACAAACCAAAAGAAAAAGAAGAAGAAAAGAGTAATAAAGAAATTGGTTTTCAAGTTCTAGATGATGATGATATTCCATTTTAAACTGGATGGTGATTATATGAGAAGTTTAGAGGAGAAAAATAAATTATTTGAAGATAATATAAATCTAGTACATTTTATTATAAGTAGATACTTCAACTACTTTTTAAGAAAATATCCATATTTGAAAGAAGATTTATTTCAAGAAGGTTATATAGGATTACATAAAGCAACATGTTGCTTTGATGAAAGTAAAGGAAAATTTTCCACAATAGCATTTCCATATATATTAGGGTATTTAACGAAATTTACAACTAGATATGTTAAAAAACATTATAGAAGTGATATAGATAGTTTTGAAAAGTGCATCTATAAAAATACTTATGGTGAAGAAATAAGAATAGAAGATAGATTGGCTGGTGATGAAAATGTAGATATAGAAAATGTTCATGTTATTAGATCTTGTATAAAAAGAAGTAAAATAGAGGATATACAGAAAATAACATACTTAAGAGAAAAAAGGATATACTCAAGAAAGAATAGGTAAGATACTTGGGACTAGCCAAGCATCAATATATAGGAGACTCAAAAAATTAAAGGCTGAAATTGATATACTAGGAAAATAATATGATGATTTAAGTTTATTGGAGGTAAAATGAAAACTAAAATAATTGGTGGTAGAGAAAATGAATGTCCAGTATGTGGGGGAAGTGTATTTAAACTTAAAACAACTATAGGAATTGTTTGGCAATGTAAGGATTGTGGATGCATGTATCAAGAATGGAATGCAAGAATGGATAAAGGAGGATATTGAAATGGAACTAGAAATAAAAAAAGATAAAAAAGAAGTAAAGTTACAATTAGGGGATATTGTTATATCTAAAGCTACAGATGAAGTTTATATTGTACTTGCGATAAGAAATTTAATTCGTGATATTATTGCTGTAAATATAAAAGATGGCTATGGATCTATTGGACCTTTTGATAGTTTAGATGGATTAGAGCATAGATTAAAATCGATGGATTACTATATATATAGCTCCAATGATTATAAATTATTAATAACAGAGAAGTGATAGGAGGCAAAATGTTAGATTTGATAAAAGAATCAATAGTAAAAGAACTGATAAAAACAAATCAAAAGATAGATATTTTAGACCAAGAAGAATTTAAACAGGGTATAAATAAATTGGATATAAATGAATTGATGAAGTTATATGAACCAATGCTACATTTACATTGTATAAGATATACAAATAAAGAACTTGAAAAAATACAGGTGGAAGATTTTTTAAGAAATGCTGGTGTAGATATAGAAGAATAGTAATCTTATATAAAAAATAAGAAAAGGAGCATTACTCACGCTCCTACTTGTCAAAATTCTAAAACTGTCATCACAATATTATTATAACATAATTAGGAGTGTGAGGTAATGCAATCTAGCAGAAAAGACAATTTGTTTAGTAGTGCAGAAGGCAAGTTATATAATTATAAAAAAATAAAAGCAGAGACAGAAAAAATAGACATTGATATTCAAATGATAAAAAATGACTACAGAGGATGTAGTGGAGTTGAAATTAAAGAAAAAACAGGCAAAACATATGATATTAAAAGCATAGTTGAGATAGAAACTGAAGAAAAAGAAAAGAGAATTACTTTAAAGAAAAAAGAGAAGAGGCACAAAGAATTAATAATAGAAAAAATAGATAATGCAATGAAAATATTAAGTGAAGAAGAAAAGAAGATAGTACAGTATAAATATTTTTCAAATAGTAAAACGCCATGGGAATATGTTGGAAGAATGACTGGCTTTTCAACAAGTAGGTGCAAACAAATGAGAGTAGAGATTATAGATAAAATAAAAGGACTACTTTGAAATTTTCCATATATGAAAAATATGGTAAAAAGATTGTCGATATTAAAAATTTTGTCCCTTCCTGTGATAATATAATAATCATGGGAGGGGATTTTTTAATGGATAGAGATCATAAAGCATTTTTATGTGCTGGTATTGCACTGGCAATATTTTTCTTTTTACTTTTATTTTTAAATAAAAAAGATGATAAGTTTAAAGCACTAAAAAAAATTACATTAGTTGCAATGGTATCAACAGGATTATTTATAAGTTTATATTTAGTATTTGGATATTCTGAATATAAAACTGATACAGATGATGCAGGTATAGCTATATTAGGAGTATTGGCTACTGTATGGGTTGGGTTAAATATTTATAATGTTATTGAAAAAAAGGAACTTGAAAATATGCAAGTAAGAATAGAAGGTATTATAGAAAAAATGGATAATGCAGAGACTAAACTTGATAAAAAAATATATGAATTAGATAAAAAGATACTTGAAGCAGAGAAAAGAGTTTTTATTGAAGCTATGGTTTCATCAATTAATATTGAACATGAATACTATAAAAAACTTGATTATGCAAAAAAAATTATTACAAAATATCCAAGTGATGATATCGGATATTTGGAAGCAGGCGTTATTTGTTATAATGAGGGGCATAGAATAGCCTCAATTGGACTTATTGAAGATGCTTTAAATATTAATGATAAAAATTCAAGGTCATATCTATTTAAAGGTAAAATATTTAAAGATGAGGGTCAAATAGATAAAGCACTTGATAATTTTGGTATATCAATAAAATTAGATGAGAAAAATCAAGATGCATATTTTAATATAGGAGAAATATATCTAAGAAAAGGAATATATATTAAAGCAATTGAAAATTCAACTAAAGCAATTGATTTGCGAAGAGAAGATGTAGATGTTTATATGTGTAGAGGAATTGCATATAAAAATATGGGTAACTATGATGAAGCAATTGCTGATATAGAACAAGCAAAAAAATTATTCAATGAATACGATACATCTTGTAAATATAATAAAGAAACGATTGAAAAAGAACTAGAAGAACTAAAAGAAAAGAGTGAAAATCTTAATAAATAAATTAACTGTGATTATTCATGTACAGTTTGTGTACGATTTGTAGACGATTTATGTACGATTTGTGTACGATTTGTGTACGATTTATGTCTTTTAGGCATGATAAGATTGTATTGTGAGAAAAATATATTTAATAAAAACGGCTTGGAATTTATGTTCTAAGTCTTTTTTATTGTCTGGAGAGGTGTTGAAGATTAAACGTGATATAACAGAAGAAATTTCAAATGCTGCATATGTACCAGATAATCTAAAATATTATGACAATGTAATGAAAGAAACTCCTGGTATGTATGGAAGGGAATGTTCTTTAGATTTTATAAAGAAAAAGAGAGAAAAGCTTTTGGGGTTAAAAAAGAAGGTTAAGAAAAATTATGATTCCAATATTAATAAGATAGACTCATATCTGAAAATTTTAGAGGAAAGTATAATTAATGAGTCTGATCATGTTGAGCTAGTTGTCTTTAAATTATATTTGCAGTTAGAAAATGTTGTAAAAGTAACTGAAACTGTAAATGACTTAGGATTTAGAATAAAGACCAATACCTATGCAAAAGAAAGAAAATATAGTACAAACGATATAACCTCTATAATCACAGATCCTTTTGCTAATGTAGTTGAGCACTTAAAAATATTAGTGCAAGAGAGGCAAAGAAAAAATTATCATGGTAATAAGGAGTGTTTTTAATGAATGGAAGCACATAAAGGACAAAAAGTTAACCCTATTAAAGATATAGAGGATGTATTTAGACTTTTAAATTTTCTGGAAGAATGGAATGAAAGAAACTATTTATTAGCCCTCTTTGGAATGTGTACTGGACTTAGAATAGGAGATATATTAGCACTTAAAGTTGCAGATGTAACAGATATAAAGTTAGATAGAAAAGGAAATAAAATAAGAGTATCTAAGGACTGGATTAGAGTTATAGAAGAAAAAAGGGATTATGATAGAGAAGTCTTTTTATCTGATGTAATAAAGGGTGCTATAGAAAACTATACTCAAGATAAACCAGGTGAAGAGTTTATATTTAAAAGTGGCAAGAGGAAGAAATTTAATCGACCTATCCAAACAAGGCAAGCAGGAAGAATAATAAAAGGAGCGGCAGAAAAGGTAGGAATAAAAGAAAATGTTGCAACGCACTCTTTGAGAAAGACATTTGCAAGACATATTTATGATGAAGAAGAAAATAAGACTTATGCATTAGAACTCATAAGAAAGATTCTAGGACATAAGACAATAGAAATGACTAGAAGATATATAGGAATAGATAGGGATGAAGAAGTAAAGGCAATAACTAAATTTACTAATAAGCTAAAGAAAAGAAAAAGAAATTAAAATATCTTGTATTTTATCTAAAATTTAATATGTTACGTTTTTCAGCAACAGGACATTATTAGAATGTAAAGAGCCTCAACAATAGAATTTGCAAAGGATAATATATGTTTATTAAAATGTCTGAAAATACATATTAAAGGTCATTTATACGAGGAATCTAAGGCAATGTATGAATATAAAAAATGAAGTAAAGGAGTGATTGTTTGAATGGCAAAGATGTTGAAGTAGTCAATGATAGCTATAAGAGGTTAAGAGAATTATCAGAGGATGAGTCTAATGCAGTATATCTATTGATTTCAGGGCTGACAGTAACAGAGGTTGCTAAAGCAATTGGTGTTACTAGGCAAACTATTTATAACTGGATGAACAGAGAGCATATTAGGAAAGAAATTGACAGACGTAAACAAGAGTTAACAAACCAAGGAAACTTATTGATATTAAAGGATTTAGAAACTTATATCAATAACATTAAGGAATTAGCTAGTGATAAGAGTGATAAGAGGGTTATGTTGGCAGCTAATCAGTATCTTATAAACCGTATCTATGGAACTCCTACTAGTACAGTTATACAAGCAGAAGATGATAGTGGTGGTATGTGCATGGATACAACAGAGATAGAGGCAGCTATAGCTAAGATAAGAATAAGAACAAGCAAGAAGTAATGAGATATGAAATAAATCTTGCAAGAATATGATTTAGTTATGCTTGAAATCAATTAAAGTAAAACGTATATTATATGCATGTTTACCTTAATAACTAAAATAAAGATTGGATTTGACTTTAGATATATCTGATTTAATAAAGTTTAGTGAGACTTAATAATTAAAGTTTCATACAGTTAAGTAGTGTGGTTTATTAGAATATATGTGAACCTGTTGGAAATGCTAGGTTCTTTTCAACTATGCCGAAAATACATATTTAAGGAATAGTTAAAAGATAATTAATAATTCTAATCAAAAAAATATTTTTTGCAAGAAAATAATTCAAAACATTTTAATGTATTTATTTTTTTTATTGATAGGGGGCGTCCTTCTATTTCAAAAAAAGTATTTTTTATGGAAAATGAGTTCTAGAAATTTTCTAGCAAAATTTAAAAACCAGAGATGTATAAAGAGGGTGATTTTATTATAGAGAAGATAGTATTGTTCATTTTATTAACTATATTGCTAACTGGACCTAAGAAAAAAATAGAAGAAGTAAGAGGAAGTAAATACGAGTGGATAATTTAGAAAGAAATATACAATTAATATTTAGTTATCTAGCAAAGACATTTATAAGAAATGGAGCAGCTATAAAAGACGCTGAAAAAGAAGCAAATGAAATTATAAAAGCTAACTCAAACAATCTTTGGGGAGTTAATGGCCTAGCTTATCAGCTTGGAAAAATAAATTTAGAATTTTTCTGTATGTATTTTATGCAAGACACATATTTACCAAAAGAAGACAATGCTGCTGCTCCTATAGCCAAAGTTCATCATGAGTTATGGGAAGACATACAAGAGTCTATAATTGGAGATGGTTCTCAGCAATTAGGAAGAATTTATCCAAGAGGAACAGGTAAAAGTGCATTTGGAGATTTAGCGACAACTGTATGGTCACATTGTTATAAACATAAGACGTATACTTTAATTTGTTCAGATATAGGTTCAACAGCTGAGAAATTCGTAAAGGACATAAAAAACGCATTACTTGAAAATGAGTATATTAAAAAAGCATTTGGTGTTCTTTTAAATGATAATGATAGAAAATACATTTGTAATAGTACCCAACTAGAGCTAACAAATAAAACCTTTATTGAAGCCATATCATCTTCATCACCCATGAGAGGAAGAAAATACAATAATAACCGTCCAGATCTTATCATACTTGATGATTACCAATCAGAAGAAAATGTTAGAACAGAAGACGCTAGAGAGAAAAAATTTAAAAGATTTTCTGATGATGTAAAATATGCTGCTCAAAAACCAGTAATCAGAAATGGTAAAACTATAAAAAGAGGAACAACTTTCATAGCATTAGGAACCTTACAACACAAAGAATGTTTCTATAGTAGGCTAAAAAATTTACCAACTTGGAAATTTAAATGTGAAAAAGGAGTTTTAGTCGATAATGTAGATGAATTATTTAATTCTGGTTTATGGCTTAATTTTAAAGAGTTGTTATTTGATTTCAAAAACACAAATCATCTTGAAGATGCTAAAGAATTTTACTGGGAAAATGAAAAAGAAATGAAATTTCCTATACTATGGCCAAGTTTTTGGGATTGTTTGGACATGGCTTTAAGTTATTATGAAAATCCAACATCTTTTAAACAAGAGGTACAAAATGATGTAAATTCAATAGGTGAGAAATGGTTTAAAACAATCAGAACTGAATCTAGAGAATGTATAGAAACTCATACATTTAAAAAGACAATGTTATTATGTGATCCAGCATCTGCAGGTGGGTCTAAACATGACTATAGTGCTTTTCTTGTTGGAAGTGAATCAGAAAATGGTTTGTTATATGGCAGATTGGCAGAACTAGCCAAAATAAATGCTAGAACTGATTTTGATAAATATATAGACCATATGATTTATTTATTAAAAGTGTATCCAGATATAACACATGTTTATATAGAAAAAAATACATTTAATGGTGCAGATGCTAATCAATTAGAACTTAAAATAAAAAATGATGATGTTCTTTACTACAGAGATATAGAAATCATTAATGAGCACCAAAAGAAAAATAAAGATGATAAAATCTCTACTTTAATACCTGTTTTAAATAAAGGTCAAATGATTTTTGCAGAAGAAGATAAGAAATTTATACAGCAAATCCTTGATTTTACAGGACAAAAGTACTCTCTACATGATGATGCACCAGATATATCAGCAGAATTTATAAATAGGATTTTTAATATTAAAGTAAATGAAAGTATTACACTATTAGATAGAAGAAATTTAGGTCTTTGATTATATGGAGGTGATACATTAAGTGGAAATAGATTTAGATTTAATAAAAGAAATATATGATGATTGGGATTCTAGTAAATCCGAATATGAAACTATGTACAAGTATTATAAAGGTGAAACAGATGCAATTAGTAACTATAAAATGGTTACAAAGAGGTCTAATAATAAGATAAACACTAATTTCTTAAAAAAGTTTATTAATGAAGAAGTTGCTTATTCTCTTGCAAATAAGATTACCTATACTAGTAGATCTGGTGATGAGGAGATTATAAATGATTTAGAATACCATACTTGCCATTGGAGTAAAAAACATGACTCGGATTTATTGAGATATACACTTCTATTTGGGCTTTGCTATGAACTTTACTATGTAAAAGATGATGAAATACAGGTAAAGATAATAAAGCCAACGAATGGTTGTCATTATGAAAATGAAAACGGAGAAATAGTATGCTTTATTAGAGAGTTTACTAAAGATTTTGAAGATGACACATATGTAGATGTATATGACAAAGAATATATATATCATTTTGATTCAAATTTCAAAGAAATTGAAAGCCCTACAGTAAATAATATATTTGATGGTAATGTTCCAATATCAATTTGTAAAAGAAGTGAAGAACTAGGAAAGAATACAATATTTAATGATATAAAAGGGTTACAAGATGCTTATGAAACTAATTTAAGTGATATAAGTAATGAAATTAGTGATTTTAGAAATGCTTATTTAACCTTCTCTGGATGTAATATTAAAGAAGAAGATTTGCCAAGGATGAAAGAACTTGGAATACTTCAAGTTAATGGAGATGGAAAAATAGAGTGGCTTATTAAAGACATGAATGATACATTTGTTCAAAATACACTATCTTCAATAAAAGAAAATATGTATGAAATTACATCTCATATAAATCACAATGAAAAAATGCAAAGTAATACATCAAGTCTAGCAGTTATAGCAAGATTAATCAGTACAGAATGGATTTGTAGCCAAAATAATGATAGTATTGCAGATACTTTATTTAATAGGTACAAATTATTGTGCATTTGGCTAAATAAAAAATATGGCTTTGACTATGATTATAAAGATATTAAGGCTAAGTTTACCCCTAAGATACCACGAGATGATTTAGTTGTAGCAAATATATTAAATCAACTTGGAGATAAATTATCTACTGAAACTGGATTATCTCAACTAAGTTTCATTGATAATCCTCATGCTGAAATAGAAAAAGCTAAAAAAGAGCAGGAAATAGTTTCAGAGGGAGAGATTTTATTAGATGAATCAAAAGATTATAACTAAATTGACTGAAGATATATATAAATCTGCTGAAAATAGGACAAAACCATTTTATAAATATCAAAAAGAAAACAGGGATAAACTTTTGTTAGAAATAGCTAGAATATTGTTATCATACAACATCATTGATGAATATGTAAAAATTAATGATAAGGACAAAAAAAGTTTAAGGGTGAAACTTAATAAAATTATAAATGAATATTCTAACAATTATGATGAAGAAGTTAAGGAGATAGAAACTGTTTTATCTGATTCATCTAAGAATAAATATTCAAATTTGATAATTTTATTGGGAGTAATACTGAAGATAGAAGATATGAGCAATAAAGTTATAAATAAGATAGTGAATAGTAAGGTTGATGGAAAACATTGGAGTGACAGGCTTTGGAAGAATAAAAAAGGTATAGAAGAATCATTAAAAAAAGAAATAAAGAGTTTTCTAAATGGAAAAACTTCTGTAAATAAGATAGAAAAAGTAATAAGAGATAAATATTCAACTGGTGCAGGGCAAACTAGTAGACTAATAGAAAATGAAGTTGCCAGGTGTCAAAGTGAAGTAAACGAGTATTTTTTCAAAACACAAGGCATTATAAAAGTAATATATTGTGCAGATTTAGATTCTCGAACATGTAGTGATTGTTCTATGTACAATGGAGTGATATTTTATGTCAATGAAGATAGACCATCTTTGCCTAAGCACTGTCACTGTAGATGTCAGTATATACCTGTTTAACACGTATTAATTAATTTAATAGGTGTTTTTATTATGTCTAAAAAATATGAGGTGAAATATGAAAGTTGAAATATTAGGAACAGAATATCTAGTGATAGAGAAATTTGAAAGCGAAGATGCGCTATTAAAAGAAAGAGCTGGATATTGTGATCACTCTGTTAAAGAAATTGTTATAGAGAAAATAAATTCTGAAGAAGGCTCATTAAAAGATTTGAGTGTATATAAAAATGAAGTTGCTAGGCATGAAATAATACATGCATTTCTTAGTGAAAGTGGATTGAAAAGTTGTAGTTCTTGGGCTACAAATGAAGAAATGATTGACTTCTTTGCAATTCAATTTCCTAAAATAGCAAAGGTTATGGATAAAATAGAATGTTTAAATTAAATTTTTAAAAAGGAGAGTTTGATACATGTTAAAAAAAGAAGTATTAGAATTACTAAAAGAAATAGAAGATGATGCAGAAATAGATTCTTTGTTACAATCAACGGATTTGTTTAAATCTGCATCTGACAAAAAACTTACAGTAGAAGAATTTAGAGAATTAATTAATAATGATACAAACTTTAAAGCTTTTATAGATAATGAAAAAAGTAAATATCACAGTGAAGCACTTGAGAACTTCAAGAAAAAAGATATGCAAACACTTATAAGTGCTGAAGTTCTAAAAAGGACTGGAGCTAATGAAACAGAAGAGCAAAAAGCGATAAGAGAATTAAGAGAAAGTTTAAATAAATTAGAGAAAGAAAAGCAGCATGCAGAAAAAATTTCTAAATATAAAGATATTTTAGTTGAAAAGAAAATACCTACAAACTTAATTGAATATCTGCTATCTGATGATGATGATAAAACAAATGCAAATATAGAGATATTTGAAAATTCGATGAAACAGTATGTGCAATCAAGAGTAGATGAAAGAATTAAAGATGGTTCATACGTTCCACCTGGCAAAGATAGCGCAGGTTCGCTATCAGAAATCAGAAAACAAATAAAACAAGGGCTAAATAGTCTTTAGTATAAAAAAGAAAGGATGATTTGTAAATGGCAAATGTATTAGAATATGTAACGCTTTTTCAACAAGAACTAGATATGCAGGTAACAGTTGGTTCAACTACTGGATGGATGGAGAAAAATGCTGGCCAAGTTATATATAATGGAGGAAGAGAAGTAAAAGTACCAAAAGTAACGATGGATGGCTTAGGTGATTATGATAGATCTAAAGGATATACGCAAGGTGCAGTTACGCTTGAGTACGAAACAATGAAAATGGAGATGGATAGAGGTAGGACATTTATGTTGGATTCAATGGATGTAAATGAAAGTAACTTCGTTGTAAATGCATCTTCTGTAATGGGTTTATTTCAAAAGCAACATGTTATACCAGAAATAGATGCATATAGATACTCAAAAATATTTTCTGAAACAGCTAAAGTGGATGAGCGTGTAAAATATTCATATGAAGCATCTGTTGCAACAATTTTAAGTGAATTGAAAAACCAACTTGCATCAATACAAGATTTATCTGGAGATATACCTCTTATTATTAGTATGTCTAGCATAATTGCAAGCATATTAGAACAATCATCTCAACTTGATGATATTGAATTTGGTGATGGAGATATAAAAAGAATTGTAAAATCTATAGACAATGTGCCTATAATAAAAGTTCCATCAAAAAGAATGAAAACAGAATACGTATTTAGAGATGGTAAAACATCTGGACAAACAGAGGGTGGGTTTACTGAAGGAGCAAAGGCTTTAGATATAAACTGGTTAATAACTCCAGCATCTGCTCCAATTGCAGTATCTAAGACTGATAAGCCAAGAATATTCACTCCAGATCAAAACCAAACAGCAGATGCTTATCAAATAGACTATAGAAAATATCATGATTTATGGATATTGGATGAATATTTAAAACTTTGCAGAGCCTCTGTGAAGCAAGCTAAAGCTGTACAAGGATAAGGAGTTGTTTTAAATGTTTGCATTGATAAAAAATAACATAATTAAAGTTGTTGAAGATGAAAATTCGAGAGATAAACTGATTTCAAAAGGATTTAAAATATATTTAGAAGAAGCAACTAAAGAGAATATTGAGAAAAAAATTGAAATAGTTAAACAAAACTCTAATGATTTATTTAATCTATCTAAACCAGAACTTATGGAAATTGCTAAGGGTAAAAATATAAAGGGATATTCAACTAAAACTAAAGAAGAATTAATCCAATTATTAGATGAGTACAATGCTTGATAATATTAAGTTGGTTTTAGGAATAGAAAATGATAGATATGATAAATTAATAGTCCTTTATATAAATAAAATAAGCGAAATGGTTTTAGAATATTGTTCTAGACAGGAATTAAGTATAGCACTAGAAGGGTTTGTAGAAGAAAAAGTAATATCAATATTATCTTCAAGATTTGAGGAACTTAAGAAAAACAGTGGACTTGATAATATAGAAAAAAACTTAAAAGCAATAACTAGAGGTGATACAAAAATAGAATATAATACTTTAACATTGCAAACTGTTGAAAATAGCATAAGTTCATCATCTTTTTTAACTGATGCTGATAAAAAATTTCTAAGTCCATTTTGTATTGTTAATATGTACTAAGAGGTGATTAAGTGACAGAGGCAGATATATTAGAAATGACCTATCTTGATAAAATGACTATCATCAGAAAGTCAAAAGGTTGGAATCAAGAAACATGTTCTAATGATTTTAGTAATATTATTATAGCTGAGGATATACCATGTGCAATTTCAAGAAAAGAAGAAGCCATTGTAAGTGGCGATATTGGAGCTATAGTCATAAATAGAAAGCTATTCTGTAGACCAGAAGTAGATATAAAAACAGGCGACACTATAAATGCAACTTATAGTCATGGAGAAGAAGCTATATTTAAGGTTTCTAAAGCGAATATATATCCAAGTCATATGGAAATACCTATTGCAGAAGCGGAGAGAATATAATGGGAATAGATAATTTAGGTGTTTTTGAAGCATTAGCCTTAGATTTAAAGTTAAATGCATCAAATTTTAACAGAAAAATCAAGAAGTTTACAAAAGAAACTGGCAAGGAATTAGCAGAAAATATAAGAGATGAAACACCTGTAAAAACTGAAAAGTTAAAAAAGGGATGGGAAGAAAGACAACCAGAATATGATACTTATATTGTTAAAAATGAAGTTGATTATGCTACTTTAGTAAACAATGGCCATGCAACTAAAAATGGTGGCATTGTTCCAGGTGCTTTTATGGTAGAAAAAGCTATTGAAAAAACAAAAGAAAATATGACAAGTGCAAAAGCAAATTTATTTGATTGGTAGGTGATTAGTTGCTTACAAACAGAGAAATTATAATATCAGTTAATAAAAAGTTAAAAAATGAGTTCATGGATATAGATATTTTTATTAATGAAGATAATACGCAAGGCTTTAAAGAGGCTTGTTTTTTTGTGCAGATTTTACCTCTTTCTAATAATATTGCAAATAAAATTTTAGATATTAAAAAGATATTCATAGATATTGAATATTATCAAAAGGCTAGAAAAAATAAATTAAATCTATATGATATACAAAGTAGATTGGAAAAAATATTTAACAGAAACATTAGAGTTAAAGATAGGAGTTTAACTATAGAGAATATATCTCCATCGATTGTAAAAGATTCTGTAGGGTATAAACTAACTTTTCTAATGACTGTATCTTATTTTGAAGAAGTCTATTTTGAAAATGAAACATTTGAAATTATGGAAAATGTAGATTTAAAGATAGGAAGTGATTAAATGGGTTTACCAGAAATTAATATTTCTTTTATCCAAGCAGGAAAAACTTTTGTTAAACGTTCTGGAGGTATTGTAGCACTTATTTTAAAAGATACAAAAAATATAGGGTTAGTTGAGATAAAAGAAATAGAGGATATTCCAGAAAATTATTCTGCCACTAATTTAGATTATATAAAAATGGCCATGAAGGGAAATGTGTATCCTCCAAATAAAATATTAGTTTATACATTAGATACAGATGAATCAATAGATGATGCACTAGATTTTCTTGAAACTTGCGAGTTTAATTATCTTTGTATGCCAGATGAGACAGAACAAGATTTACCTAAAATCAAAGCATGGATTAATAAAATGAGAGAAGATAATAAAATAAAAGTTAAGGCTATTACTGCAAGTAATTCAGCAGATTATGAAGGTATAATAAACTTTACAGCAACTGATATTGAAGTTGAAGGTAAAAAATACACTTCAAACGAGTTTCTACCAAGAATAGCAGGCTTTATTGCAGGAACTCCATCAACTCAATCTGTAACATATGCAGAAATACCAGAAGTTACTAATATACCTAAATTAACAAGAGCTGAAGCAAATACAAAGATAAATAATGGAGAGCTAATTTTAATAAAAGAAAGCGGAGCTATAGTAATCGCTAGAGGAGTTACATCCTTTACAACAGCTACTGATTTAAAAGGTGATATATTTAAAAAAATTAAATTAGTTGATACACTAGATCAGATTCACAATGATATAAAAAAAATAATTGTAAAAAATTATATAGGAAAAACTCCAAACACTTATGATAATAAGTGTTTACTTATTGTTGCAATGCAATTATATCTTCAAGAATTAGAAAAAGATGGTTTAATTGATGAAGGTTCAAGTGTAGAAATTAATTTAGATGCTCAAAGAGCATGGCTAAAAAAACAAGATATAGATATATCTAATATGGAAGAGCAACAAATAAAAGAATACAATACAGATACTCTTGTATTTTTAAAAGCAAAAATTAAATTAATAGATGCGATGGAAGATGTATATTTAGACATCTCTATGTAGTTTGGAGGTTAAAATTTGAAAGCTAAAATAGATGCAAAAAGAATTATATCTGGTACTTTTGGTGAATGTTGGTTAGATAATAAGCAACTTACATCGACAAAAGGTATGGAAGCTAAAGTTGATATAGATAAAGAAGAAATAAAACTTTGTGGTCAAATAATGACCACATATAAAATGATAGGTGCGACTGGAAAGGGGTCTATAACTCTTTATAAGATAAGTACCTTATTTGGCGAGTACGTCGAAAAAATGTTAAATGAAGGTAAAGAGTTTAAAGTAACTATAATAAGTAAATTGCAAGATCCAGATTCATATGGCTCTGAAAGAATTGCACTTTATGGATGTATGTTTGACGACTTAACTTTAGCTGATTGGGAAGCTGCAAAAGTTGGAGAAATAGAAGTACCTTTTACATTTGAAGGTTTTGAATACTTAGATAAAATAAGAGAAAAATAGGAGGATTTTATTATATGAATACAGTAGAAAAATTATTAAATATGGATGCAGGTAAATTAAAAATGCCATCTAGCACATTTGAATTATATTGCAAAAAACTAGATGATACTTTAGAAATAGAGTGCAAGGCTATTGATCCAGAACGTTTTGACGAAATAAGAATGAACTCGATGGATGTTAATAGCGGAGATGTAGAAAATATTAATATATATGAACTTAAGGTAAATACAATATTAGAATCATGCTCTATGTTTAGTAATATGGAATTAGTTAAAAAATTTAGTGCAATTACACCTAAGGAATTAATTAAAAAGCTACTACTTAGTGGAGAAATAGATAAATTATATGAGGAAGTTAATAAAGTAAATGGTATAGATGCTGAGGGCGATAAAAAAAGACAAAAAGAAAGAGCTAAAGATATAAAAAACTAATAAAAACGGATGGAGAAGTTAACTTAATGTATTTATTATTTAAATATAAAGGTATAATGCCATCCGTTTCTTATTGTATGCTAAAAGGCGAAAAGGAAATTACTAGTATCTTCATGGATCAAGAATTAGATGAGAGAAAAGAAGAAGCGAAAGCTGGCGTTGGAAGGTGGTTTTAATAGATGAGTGATGGCACAAGAGTTTTACAAGCAATAATAAGAATGAGAGATGAAGCTAGTGCAACTTTAAGAAGAGTTGCAGCAAACACAAGATCTCTGCATGACTCAACTTCTAACGCCTCTAAAGCTTTGAATAATGTTCAAAATAATTTAAAAAGTGTTGGTTCTACTGCTTTAAAAACAGGAAGTGCTATAGCTGCCGTATCTGGAGGAATACTTGCTTTAAGTGCAAAATCTGCAATAGAATTTGAAAGTGCTTTTGCTGGAGTTAAAAAGACAGTAAATGCAAGTGATGCAGATATTAATACATTTAAGAAAAATATAATGGATTTATCTAAAAGCATGCCACAGACAGCAGTTGAAATTAGTGCTGTTGGAGAAGCAGCAGGGCAACTAGGTATCAAAGTTGGTAAAAATGCATCTAACATTACAAATTTTACAAAAACGATGGTTATGCTTGGAGATGCAACGAACATGTCGTCTGATGAAGCAGCTACAGCATTAGCTAGATTTGCAAATATCGTTCAAATGCCACAGAAAAATTTTGATAGGCTTGGAGCAACGATAGTTCAACTTGGAAATAACCTGGCGACTACAGAAAGTGAAATTGTTGAAATGGCTCTTAGACTCGCTGGCTCTGGAAAACAAGTTGGGATGTCTGAGGCACAAATAATGTCTTTTGCTGGTGCATTAAGTTCAGTTGGTATAAAAGCAGAGGCAGGAGGTTCTGCCTTTTCTAAGGTTATGCAACAAATGCAATTAGCTTGCGAAATGGGAGGAAGTAAATTAAATAACTTTGCAAAAGTTGCTGGCATAAGTGCATCAAAATTTAAAGAGTCGTTTCAAAAAGATGCTGCTGGAGCAATTATATCATTTGTCAAAGGACTTGGAGATGCAAAAAAACATGGAAATAGTGCTATAAAAATGTTAAATAAGATGGGAATAACTGAAATAGGCATGACTGATGCTTTGCTTAGAGCAAGTGGAGCAGGTGATCTATTTAACAACGCTATTCAACTTGGAAATGACGCTTGGAAAGAGAATATAGCACTAACAAATGAAGCAAATCAAAGATATTCAACGACAGAATCGCAGCTTAAGATGATGAAAAACCAGATTACTCAAGTAGCGATAATCATAGGGAACAATTTATTGCCTTTTATACGAAGTGCAGTGCAAGTTGTATCTAATATGGCTAATGCTTTTTCTAACTTGCCTCAAGCCTTCCAATCAACTGCAACAGGTATATTGTTAGCTGTTACAACATTTGGCTTGTTGTTGGCTACTGTAGGAATTGTAAGTCTTGTTATTTCTAAAGCAGCAGGCTTATTCGCTTTCTTTATACCTATAATATTAAGAACAAAAGTTGCATTTAGAGCCTTTACAATTGGTATGAAACCATTAAGTGCAGTATTTTTAGCTATAATGGGTCCTATGGGTTGGACTATAGCAGCTATAATAGCATTATCAGTAGCCTTTACTGTTGCTTATGCTAAATCTGAAGTTTTTAGAAATAAAGTTAATTCATTAGTAAAAGCATTTACAGAATTTGCAAAACCTATAGTAAGTTTTTGCATGCCTGCACTTAAACAATTAGAAGAGAAATTTAAAGAGTTATTATCAGCATTTGGGCCACTATTTGCATCTATTTTAAACTTAGGAAGTGTAATAATGAAGGTCTTAGGACCTGTTTTAATTGGTGTAATAGGTTTCCATATAGCAAAGTTAGTTGTAGTTTTGTCTACTCTTGCAACTGCCTTTAAAGCTGTAGTTGATACTATAACTAATGTATTAAATGGTCTTGCATCTATTTTAAATGGAATATTTGATTTAATTATCGGCATTGTCACAGGTGATAGTAAAAAAATGATGAATGGAGTTAAACAAATATTTGATGGTGGAGTAAAAATTATAAAATCTATATGGAAAGGTTTTATAGATTTTGTAACTGCTCCTATACAAGCTATAGCTGATATAGCTGACAGTTTATTTAAAGATAAAGCTAAATTGCTTACAGATAAATGGAGAGATTTAAGAACAACATTAGAAAATCCAATAGAGGCAACTGCTAAAATTGCTACTAAAACAAATGTAAATATCCCAGGAAGTAAAGCAGCAGATGCGGCTGGAAAATCTACGCCAAATACAGGTGGGTTAAAACAGACAATGGCGAATTTAAAAGGTTCATTTAGCAACTTTCAAACTTATGTTAAACCTATGACAGATTCTATAAGTCAAGGAGTTGAATCTGGAAAAGCTAAATTTACAGAGTTACAGAATAAAATATTAAATGATGTTAAACCTGCACTAAAAGTTCTAGAAGATTCTGGAGTAAATTTTAAAAATAAATTTAAAGAATCAATAACTTCAATAAAAGATAAATTTAATGAATTAAAGGACATATTAGTAGGAAACATTAAAACAAATATAGATAATCTAGTAAAAGCATTTGAACCTTTAAAACCTCATTTAGATAATTTGAAAGAGTGTTTTGATAAGGTTAAAAAAGCGATTACTGACTTTTTTACTCCAGCCAAACAAGTTGGAGATACAGTAGACCAGGTAAGCCAACCAATGGACAATATGAAAAAATCTACTGATGGTATAAAGTTAGCATTTCAAAACTTAGGTCAAGCACTTGCCCCTGTTAAAGCTTGGTTTCAAGGATTTATGCCTTTCCTATCACAAATAGGACAACAATTATTACCAGCTATAGGAATAGCAATAGCTGGTGTTGTTGGAGGAATAATTTTAGCATTTATATGGTTTTTAAATACAGTAACCGCGATAATAACTACTGTTTCTGGAGTTATAAACGGAATCATATCTTTTATATCTGGAATTGTAAATGTTGTAATGGGACTTATAACAGGAAATGCTGATCAAACAATGGATGGACTTAAACAAATATTTGATGGCGGAGTAGGTATAGTAAAATCTATTTGGAATGGACTTGTTGATTTAGTTAGTGGGATACTCGAACCTGTAATAGATCTTGCTGACTCATTTTTTAAAGATAAAGTTAAAGGAGTAAAAGAAACTTGGAATAAACTTAAAGATTTCTTTAAACATCCAATTAAGGGGACTATAGAAATATTTAAAAAAGGTCCTAGTTTACAAGTTGGAAAAGGTGCAGATGCTGCTGGAACCAATACGAGAGGTGCATTTGGTATAAATAGGGTTCCTAAAAATGATTATTTAATTAGAGCACATGAAGGAGAAAGGCTTTTAACTAAGCAAGAAGCTAATCAATACAAAAGGAATAGTTCAAATGGAAGTTTATTTCTTGATAAATTAGCTGATACAATAATTGTAAGAGAAGAAGCTGACATAGATAAGATAGTAAAGAAAATAAATAAAAAGATATCTATCGCAAATGCTGGAGGGGTATTATAAATTTAATTTCTTATTTAAATATAGTAAATGATATTTAAAAAGACGCTTATTTACTTAAGTGTCTTTTGTTTTAGGAGGAGTTTAATGGAAATATGGTTAAGACAAGCAAATAATACATTTAGGTTTCCTGTTATTCCACCCTCTTTTGAAATAAACGGAAATGCAACAATAAATACATCCAATATATTAGGAGTTGGAGATATTGCAGTATTTGGAGGATTAGGGCTTAAAACTATAGAACTATCCTCTTTTTTCCCTAATCAAGAATATAGTTTTTGTAATTACAATGGATTTCCAAAACCATATGATTGTGTAAATTTAATAGAAGGTTGGATGAAAGAAGGATATATATTAAGATTTACCATTACAGAAACAAATATAAATTTTGAATGTATAATAACAGATTTTAATTACAGAGAACAAGATTGTTCTAGGGATGTTTATTTCACTTTAAGCTTAAAAGAATATAGGAGAATACAAATATCTAAAGTTAATACTGTTACAAATGAAAAATTATCTTCTAGTCTTGATCTTCCTCTGACTAAAGGATTTGAGACAAAAAACAAAAAAACTCATAAAGTTGTTGAGGGTGATACACTCTTTAAAATAGCTAAAAAATATTATGGCAATGGAGATTTATGGGAGAAGATTTATAAAGCAAATGAAGATAAGGTTAAAGATCCATCTGTAATAAAAAATGGTTGGGTATTAATAATTCCTTAAAATGGTGGTGATTTATAATTAATAAAATCAAAATACAAGTTCATATAAAAAATGGAAATATATATAATGTAACTGATTTAGTGGATAAATGCACTTGGTCTGGTGATTATAGATCACCATCAAGAACTTTAGAATTTTCTATAATTCAATCTGCAAGTGATATTAATTTTAGGCAGATTGATATTCCGGTTGCAAGCACAGTTTGTTTTTATGTAGATAATAAAGAAATTTTCAGAGGCATAATAATAGACAGATCTAAGGACTCTAGCAATAATAACATAGATTTTACAGCTAAAGATATGGGTTTTTTACTTTTACAAAGCGAAGTATCATATAATTTTAAAGATAAATTAGTTGAAGATATTGCTAAACAAGTATTTTTAGAAAATAAACTCCCACTAGGTAATTTACCTAAAACTAATGTTAAATATACAAAAATGTTTATTGGTGTAACTGGTTATGATACTATAATGAGTGTTTATACAGAAGCAAGCAAGACAACTAAAAAAAAGTATATGATAGAATCTAATCTTGATAAATTTAATGTCATTGAAAAAGGTGTAGTTACTTTAAATATAACATTTGAAGAAGGTTTTAATCTTATCAATACAAATTTTTCTGAAAGCATGGAGAATGTAAAAAATAAAGTACTGGTTGTTGATCAGTATGGTAATAAGATTAGTGAGAAGATAAATGACTCTATATTTAAAGACGTTGGAGTAATTATGCAAAAGGTAATACAACAACAAGAAAATAGTACTATAGATATAGAAAGCGAGTTTAAAGGAATCGAAAAGACTTGCTCTTTAAAAGGATATGGTGATATAAGTTGTGTAACTGGTAGAGGTGTGAAAGTAAAAGACTCATATACAAAATTAATTGGTCTTTTTTATATAGATACAGATAAGCATACATGGCAAAATGGAGATTATCAAATTGAATTAGAGCTTAATTTTGAGAATATAATGGATGAGAAATCTGCTGGCCAAGATGAGCAAAAGGAAACAGAAGATAGCGGAGAATATACTGGAGGAACAGAATACCCTGCTGAATTTACTGCTTATTGCCCTAGAAAATCCGAGGGCGGAGATACAGATTGTAGAAAGAAAAAACTAGATCCTTCTAAAAAAACATGTGCAGCTCCTATGGTTGGGGCTTTCAAACAATCTTACTATACAAAAGATTTCTTAGATAAACATCCATTGTTAAAATATGGTGATGAAATACAGTTAACTACAGGAGTTTCAAATCGAGATGGAACGTATAAAGTAAATGATGTTGGCTCTGCCATAATTATAGACAAAGATGGAACTTATCACATAGATATTTTATTTGGAAATGTAGAAGATATGATGGCTTTTGGAAGAAGAAAAGGAAAGATAGTAATAGGTGGTTATGCTGGAAACGTGACAGAAAGAGCAAAAACTGTTATAGCTGAAGCAAGAAAACATCTTGGCAAACCATATAAATGGGGTGGGAATGGACCAAGTAGCTTTGATTGTTCTGGACTAATGGTATATTGCTTTAAGAAGGTTAATGTTAATTTACCAAGAACCTCAAGTCAGCAATCTAAGGTAGGTAAGAAAGTAGATAAAAATAATTTACAGGCAGGAGACTTAGTATTTTTTCATAATCCAGTTAGTCATGTTGGTTTATATATAGGTAATGGAGAATTTCTACATGCCCCACAAACAGGAGATGTAGTTAAAATAAGCAAAACAAGCAGCAGTTATTACACTAAAAACTTTTCTGTAGCTCGAAGAGTTTTATAAAAAGAGGTGATATAATGGCAAATCCAATCAATGAATTTATAGGAATAATGAGGCAAGAAGGTAAATTTCATAATGAACCTTCTTTTTTTATTGGTAAAGTTAAAGATAAATTACCAGATTTAAAAATAGAGATAAATAATTTTTTATTGGAAAAAGAAAATCTTTTAATAGATAGCTGGATACTTAATAGCCAGATAGAAACATTTGAAACAGAAATAAATCAAGAACACAAACATAATATAAAAAACCCTTTTACTAATAATCTTGAAACTGGAGATATGGTAATAATGTTTAAAATAGGTGAAAAATTTGCTGTTGTAAGTAAGTTGGTGAGTCTAGATGAATGATACTATATTTCCTTTCATAGGTGTTCCAGAGGATTATATTTCTCCAGTCAGTGAAGAATTACCTATTTTTAAAGAATTTGCTTGGGATTTTGATAAAGATGAAAAGATAATTGAAAATGGAGATTTTAAAATAGTTGAAAGAAATGAGGCAATTAAAGCATGGATTTATAAAACAATAAAAATAGATAAGTATGTTCATTTAATATACGATTGGGATTATGGAACAGATATAAAAAATCTAATCGGACAAAAATATACTAAAGGTCTTACTGAAAGTGAAGCAAAAAGGTATATACAAGAAGCCCTATTAACTAATCCATATATATTAGAAGTTAATGTAACAAGTACAGAATTTAAAGATGATAATTTATCTATAAGTTTAAATGTAAAAACAATTTATGGAGAGGAGGAGATTACGTTTGTATAATGGCCAATCATTTAGTGCTTTAAACAATAGAACTTTAAATAACATAAATCTTCCTCTTTATAAAGGTCAAGGATCTTCTCTTTATAATATAGTTTCACCTGTTAATTCAGAACTTGCACAGTTATATATAGAGCTTTCTTATATGCATAAGAGAGTTTTTATTCAAGATAACTTTGACGATTTTCTTGATAGAAGAGTCAACGAATTTGGTGTCTATAGAAAGTTAGGCACAGAAGCAATAGGCGAGGTAACATTTGAAGGCAAAATAGGAACTCAAATACCAAATGGAACAATAATATCTCATAGTGATTTACTATTTGTAGTTATTAAAGATATTACAATAGCTGAAGATAGTAAGTTAAATGTAAGCCCTATACAGGCTTTAGAGGTTGGTATTAAGTATAATTTATCAGCTAACACAGAATTTAAACTTATAGAAGAAATAAATGGAATAACTAAAATTTATAATGCACTGAACCTAAAAGGTGGCACAGAAATAGAAACTGATGAAGAATTAAAAGAAAGGTTCTATAAAATACAAAAAAATCAAGCAACAAGTGGAAATAAAGCACATTACCAGTCTTGGGCCTTAGAGGTTGAAGGTGTTTATAATGCAAAAGTAATTCCTCGTTGGGATGGACCAGGTACAATTAAGATTTTAATTTATGGTCAAAGCAATCAATCAGTTGACAATGAAATATTACAAAGATGTGCTGAACATATAGAAGAAGAAAAACCTATTGGACCTACTATTACAATTGTTACACCAAGTACTTTTGATATTACTATTAGTGCAACTTTAACACTTGAAAATGGGTATGATATTGAATCCATAAAAGTTGTGTTTTTAGATATTATAAATTCTTATTTAATAGAAAATTCAAGAGAGATTGTTTATATAAAAGTAATGAGTTTATTGGCAAGTATAGAAGGTATTCATGATATAAAAAATCTACTTATAAATGAAGATGTTAAAAATATAATAGTTGATGAAGAAAAAGTTCCTGCTGTTTCAAGTGTTACATTTAATATTGAGGTGAGTTAAGTTGAAGTTAATTGATTACCTGCCAGGTTTTGCAAACAATGAAATTGACATACAAATCCAGGAAGCACTTGAAAATGAACTTTTAACATTAATTGATGAAAAAGATGATTTATTAGATCAGTTTTTTATAGATACAGCAACTTGGGGGCTTGATGATTGGGAGAACCTTTTAAGTATAAAAGTAAATTATAAGTTAGACTTCGATACTAGAAGAAGCAATATAAAAGCAAAGATGAGAGGTAAGGGTACAACTACTATAGGAGTTATAAAGGCTATATCAGAGGCTTACACAAAGACTAATGTTGATGTAAAAGTATTTAGCAATCTATTTAGTTTTACACTAAGTTTTATAACAAATAATTGTAGTTATAACACTATTTTAGAACTAGATAAGAAAATAGAAGAAATAAAACCTGCACATTTAGAGCATAAGTTTGAAATGATTTTATTTAATCAAAACGCTATGTTTGCAGGTTCTGCAATGAATACAGGAGAAACAGTTACAATATACCCATATGCACCAACAAACTTTGAAAGTTTTGGAGAATTAACTATAGCTACAGGTAATGATAGGAGCCTGGAAAAAGTAACTTTATACCCTAAGGAGGTGATATAAGTTGGCAGAACAAAAATATTATACCCTTTTAACTAAAATAGGTAAGGCATCTATTGCAAATGCTACAGCACTTGGCAATAAAGTAGATTTAGTTAAATTACAACTTGGCGATGGAGCAGGAGCAGAATATAATCCAACAGAAGAACAAACTACACTCAAAAAAGTAGTTTGGGAAGGTTCTGTAAATAATGTAAAGATAGATGCAGAAAATCCAAACTGGATAGTAATAGAAACTGTAATACCAGGCAGCATAGGTGGCTTTATGATAAGAGAAGTTGGTATATTTGACTCAAAAGAGCAACTAATTGCAGTATCTAAATATCCCGAAACATATAAACCAACTGCAGATAGTGGAAGTGTAAAAGACTTAGTTATAAAAATTATTTTAGTAGTATCTAATACTTCAAGCGTAAATTTGAAAGTAGACCCAACTGTTATACTAGCAACACTTAAAGATATACAAGAATTAGGTACTAAAATAGATACAACTAAAGCAGAGTTAACAAGCAACATAGAAACTGCTAAGACGGAGATTAACAATAAAATAGGAGATACAACACAACTTACTACAACAGATAAAACAAATATAGTTAGTGCATTAAATGAGGTAAAAACTAGTGTAGATAGTATAGAAACAACGGCAGAGAAAACAAGTTATAATAATGCAACAAGTAATCTTACTGCTACAAATGTTCAAAATGCGATTGATGAAGTTGTTGCAAAGATAGAAAGATTTAATGATGAAAATATAAAGATACAAAATGATATGTTACCTATTTAGAAAGGAGAGTGATTAAGGTGGCTACAGTTTATGAATTTAATTATACAGGAGCAGAGCAAAGTGTTACATTAAAACCTGGAAGATATAAATTAGAATGTTGGGGGGCTTGTGGCGGCAAATATAGTGTAAATACTTGGAGTGAGTGTGCAAAAGGTGGTTATTCAAAAGGAGAAATTATACTAAAAAAAGAAACTGTGCTTCACATCTGTGTTGGTCAAACGGGTTTTGAAAAAACTTATTCAGATTCTCCTCTTAATAGGACTGGTTATAATGGTGCAGGTTTAGGAAGTTCTGTTAGTAGTGGTGGTACTAAATGGTCTGCTGTTGGTGGTGGCGCTACTGATATTAGACTTGTTGGTGGTACTTGGAATGACCCACAAGGCTTACTATCACGTATAATTATTGCAGGTGGAGCTGGTGGATGTAGTGATACTCCCTATCATGGTGGTAATGGTGGTGGCTACGTAGGAGAAAGAGGTACTGTTTATTATAGTTTTACAACAGGAGGTACACAATATCAAGGTGGATTATCTCATGATGAAAAATATAATGGTTCCTTTGGTAGAGGAGGAAGTGGCAGTGCAGGAGGTGGAGGTGGTTGGTATGGTGGTGGAGGAACTTCAAGTGATGGAGCTGGTGGAGGTAGTGGCTATGCTTTAACTAAAGATAGTTATAAGCCTATTGGATATATACCAACTGCTGAATATTGGCTAGAAAATGTAGTTATGGAAGTAGGTGGTAATACTACAAAAGCAGATGGTTACGCTAAAATAACATTACTTCAAGCATTACC